CTTAATCCACGGCTTAAGCGTTGGTTTCGTAGGCGTGGGTACACAACAGTGCCACAGGTATGGTTAGACGGTGTACACATAGGTGGACACAAAGAGTTTCAACACTGGCTAAAGGAGAATCAAAATGGAAATAACACATGAAGAACGACTAAAATTACTCAAGGCTCACAATGATTTGAGAGATATTTTGCAGACTATCCATGACTGCCAAGATATGTTCATCTCTGATGTAGGCAAGTTGGAGCGTCTTCAGTCTGAATTGTCTAACATCTTAAAGTTTGTTCGTGGAGAAAACTACTTTGCAGATTGGGTGCTGGCAGAGGAGGATGATGACTAATGTTTGCTGAAGCACTTGTATGCCTAGCACTCAATGTGTATCACGAGGCACGTGACCAGCCCTTCATTGGGCAGGTTGCGGTAGCCCAAGTGGTAATGAACAGGGTCAAAGACAATAGATACCCTGACAACGTGTGTGATGTAGTTACACAAGGCCCAACCTACTCATGGAAACCTGACTTCCCTGTACGTCATCGTTGCCAGTTCAGTTGGTACTGTGACGGCAAATCAGATGAAGTAAAAGATGAGAAGGCATGGCAGACAGCAATGCGTATTGCACATGGTGTGTACTACGGCAACCTAGACGACTTCGTTGAAGGTGCCACACATTATCATGCAACCTATGTCCTGCCTGAATGGGCAGAAACAAAGACGCCTATTGTACAAATAGGACAGCATATGTTTTACAGATGGGAGTAGTTAAGATGGAAGCCATACTACTAATCGAGATAGTTCTTGTAATCATATATCTTATATGATATAACATATGCTTTCGTAACCAACATGAGAGGAGAATAGATATGCCTTTAGATTTTGTACCTGAAAACCTTGACTTCACCGTAGACTTTGAGCCAACTAAAGTAGACGACAAGAAATATGTTATTAATCGTAACACTGGAGAATACATTGCCGTTGTGGGTAAGGACTTCACCTGTGCTTCACATGGTGATTTCTTTCGAGAGGTTATGGATGAGGTCACAGAAAATTTATCTAATCATGAGACCTTTGGTGCCAAAGTTACTTGGCGAGATGCACATAAGAATGGCTGGGCCATGATGGACATGACACTGCCGAATGTAAAAGCTAAAGTAACTACGTCAAAGCATGAAACAGAGGTGTCACAACGCATCATCGCTTTGCATGGTGTTGATGGCACGTGTTCAAACATGGTGTTCTTTGGTGCCATTGATTTCTTCTGCACTAACGGCATGATTCGTGGAGAACATGATAAGGTTCGCCGTAAGAATACCAGCGGCTTTGACCTTGAGCGTTTTATTTATCAGCTAAGTCGTTCAAAGCAGGACTTCTATGCACAGTCTAACCAACTACAGCAGTGGGCGAACAAGTCTCTGTATGTAGGTGATGTAAAGGCTATGCTTGAATCACTTGATAAAGGAAAAGCCAAACGCATGTTCCAACTGTACAACCAAGAAGCAAGTGTGCGTGGTAACAATGCCTTTGCCTTGTACTCTGCCTTCACAAACTATGCCAGCTATGCTGATGAGCGTAATGGCTTTAAGTTGGCTAAGACTGGTAAGGATACCAACGCAGTGAACATGTGGGAGCGTGAGCAGAAGGTATCACGCTGGGTTGATAGCAGACAGTTCAAGGAACTGCTAGCGGCATGATACACATATCAGACAACAGGCGTGGTGACATAACAGAACTGGAGTTGTGTCACCACTTCCTAAACCAAGGTTTTGAAGTCTTCAAAAATGTGGCGTGTACTGGCCCAATAGATTTTATTGTACTGAACAATGACACAAACGAGTTTACTCTGTACGATAGTAAAACACCAACTATACATACTAGAGAAGACGGAAGTCGTAGATTGGGTACCACTTCCACTACAGCCCGACAGAAAGAACTTAATGTACATGTAGTTGCATTATACAATGGTAAAGTATATACAGACACAGATAGGATAGGAGTTGTTATAGATGAAGACAGTCCAGCAACTAGTTGACAAGTACTATACATCTAATGATTTCAAGATGTTACGAGACAGAACTAAGAAAGACTATCAATACTTTCTTGGTGTAATGTGTGACAGTTTTGGAGATGTGGACTTTGACAAGCTAACTAGCAAGCAAGCTAAACATGCTTATGAGGAGTGGGTTGAGCGTGGCATCAGCTTCGCCAACCACATCTGCACTGTGTCATCAATCGTGTATCGTTACGCTATTGACATGGAGTATGCTACTGTCAATCCCTTTGCCAGTGTCAGGCGCAAGACACCTGCACAACGCAAGGTTGTATGGACAGAGGATAATGTGCGTCATTTTCTTGACACTGCTTATGGTGAATTTCAGTGGCGTAGCATTGGACTGATTGTACATATGGCATACGAATGGTGTCAGCGTCTTGGTGATATGCGTCTCCTTACATGGGATAACATTGATTTGGAAGAGCGCAAGCTGTACCTTGAACAATCTAAACGTAGGGCAGAAGTAACTCTACCCATAGAGGATGACTTGCTAGAGATGCTCACACAACAGGAACAAGACTTCGGCTTTCAGGCGTTTGTAGCACCCCGTGTGCTGCCCGTAGGGGGTAAGTACCACCCGTATAGCTTAGAGCGGCTCAGCAAGGCTGGAAGGGCCGTTATGAGAGAGGCTGGTCTGCCAGAAGAGTTAAGACTAATGGACTTAAGGCGTACTGGTACCACTCAAATGATTGAAGCAGGTGTTCCTATGGGACAAATCATGTCGGTAACAGGACACAGTAACCCGCAGTCAGTGAAACCTTACATGAAAAATACATATGCCAGTGCAAATAGTGCATTGACAGCACGTAAATCTCATGGTAAAAGCACTTAACTGCCGACAAGGAAAGTGATATATACATGGATAATATATATAACATTGTAAGTGATATGGATGTACCTGTAGGTATGACTAAACGTACCACATGCCCTAATTGTGGTGAGCGTACATTCACAATCACGAATAATATGGGTTCACTTGTGTGGAATTGTTTCCGTGCTTCATGTGGATTAAAGGGTGGCACTCGTGTGCGTATCAGTGTAGATGATATTCGTATTGGCTTTACTGGTGCTGATGAGTTTGCTAAGCAGGATAACTTCTCACTGCCTGACTACATCGTGCCTTACAATTCAGAGGTAGCAGAGATTGCTATGGAGTTGTATGGATTGGATGCAGATGAACTTGGACTTATGTATGATGTGAAAGAACATCGTATGGTATTTCCAATTGTACATGATGGCAGAATTGTGGACGCTACTGGTCGTGCATTAGGAAAGCGTCTACCTAAATGGAGAAGATATGGAAAAAGTGGCTTGCCATACACATCAGGGTGTGGTAAAGTCGCAGTTGTTGTTGAGGACTGCTTGAGTGCAGCCGTTGTTGGTTACGGCACCTTTGTCGGGGTTGCGCTTCTAGGCACATCATTGCAAGAGTCGCATAAAAGGTATCTCTCGCAGTTCTCAACAGCCATTGTAGCACTTGACCCCGATGCTCTACCTAAGACTTTGCAGATGGCAAAGGAATTAAGAGGACATGTAAACGATGTTCGTGTCCTTCGTTTGACAGACGATTTGAAATATCGTAACCCGACAGATATGGAGAAGCTAAATGGAATTATCAATCATTAGAAGTTTAATGGACAAATCATTCTACGATGAGCATCGTGGTTCTAAATGTCCAACACGTTTATTTAGTAAGGACGTAAGGAAGATTAAGCAGTCTATTGATACTGCTATGGACAGATACGAGCGTAGCGTTACGCCAGATGAAATAGAAGCATTGTTCATGTCAGATAACCCGACACTAACTACTGCTCAGAAACAAGCATACGCTAGTTTGTTCTCTCAGATTAAACGAGAAGAACCTATGGGTGGTGACGTAGCACAGGAAGTATTGTCCAAACTATTTCAACAAGTAGTTGGTGAGGATGTAGCTAACATCGGCTTTGATATGGTCAATGGTGATGCAGCCAGCCTTGAGGCTCTACGTAATCTACTTGAGCGGTATGGTGATGACTTCATCCCTAATCTAAATATTGAGTGGGATGACATCAGTATTGAAACACTTATGGCGAAGGCTGAACTTGAAGCACGATGGACATTTAATATTCCTAGTGTAGCACGTAAGGTTGAAGGCGTGAGTGGCGGTCAGTTGATTGAGGTAGGTGCTAGACCCAACACAGGTAAGACATCCTTCCACGCCTCATTGATTGCAGGTCCAAATGGATTTGCACATCAGGGTGCGAAGTGCATCATCCTGTGTAACGAAGAGCCTACCCACCGTGTTGGCGCACGATACCTGACAGCGGCGGCTGGTATGTCCGCTCGTGAGGTTCGTGACAACATGAGCAAGGCACATGCCCTATACAAACCTGTGATGGATAACATCAAGATTAAGGAAGCAGGTGGGCGTGACATGGCATGGGTTGAATCTGTGTGCAAGTCATAC